CAAATTCAAGCCCTAATGAAAGAAGGTGTTGTTCCTACGCCCGGCCAAATTTTGGGAGGCGCTTACAAGCGCGGAGAAGAAGCTCTGACCAGCGTTCCCGTGCTTGGCGACTTTATTAAAAACGCACAAGCCAGGACGGCACAGCAAGTTAATACGGCTGCGTTTAATCGTGCGCTTACACCAATCGGTGAAAAGTTGCCAGAAGGCGTTGTTGGCCGAGAAGCTGTGCAGTTTGCATCAGACAAATTAGATGATGCTTATGGAAAACTATTGCCAAAAATGACGATTGTGCAGGACGCACCATTTCAAACTGAAATTTCTAATTTGAAAAGCATGGTTGATGGCGGTGCAATTAATCAAGCGTCAAAAGACTTTTTTAATAAATGGTTGGATAACAATGTCCTGAATAAATTTCAAGGACAAGGCGCTGTTACAGGTCAAACATTAAAGCAAGTTCAAAGTGATTTGCGAGAAACAATTAGTCGGCTTGGTGTATCAACGGATGCAGACCAACGATTGATTGGTGATGCTTTGAAAGAAGCGCAAGATCAGGTGCGTCAATTGGTTACTAGAAGCAATCCTGAATTCTCAAAAGAATTGAAAGCGATTGATACTGGTTATGCCAACTTTAAACGAGTTGAACGCGCCGCCTCTGGTCTTGGCGCAGAAGAAGGAATTTTCTCACCTGCTCAGTTGCAAAGTGCTGTCAAGGCAATGGATCGAAGCAAAGACAAAGGTCAGTTTGCCAAAGGTGAAGCATTGATGCAAGACCTATCTGAGAATGCAAAAACTGCCCTTGGAAGTAAGGTTCCTGATTCTGGAACTCCGTATCGCGCCTTGGTTGCAGCACTTGTTGCGTCTGGTGGAGCAGGTGCCGCAGGATTTCAAGGAGCATCTACAGCACTTGCTGCGCTTGCTGCATCACCCTTGCTGTACTCTAAAGCTGGTCAAAATACGCTGGCAGTTTTGCTTTCTAAACGACCTGATATGGCAAAGCAATTAGCTGCTCAATTAAGTGGTAATGATCCAGCTAAAATGGCTGCATTGCTTGGTGCTAAGGCAGGTAATTTACCTACCAATGCCCTTGCTTCTGAGTCTCAAAACCGAAACGCATTAGTAAAGTGACACTATGGACATTCAGCAACTTCTCAATGTCGGCCTCAGTGTCGCAATGGCCGTCATTGGTTGGTTCGCACGGGAACTGTGGTCAGCAGTCAAGGAACTGAAGTCTGATCTGTCCAAGCTCCGTGAAGACTTACCAAAGACTTACGTGGGGCGTGATGACTACCGACAGGACATGACCGAGATCAAGACCATGCTGGGCAAAATCTTTGACAAGCTCGACCTGAAGCAAGACAAATGATTGATCCCATCACGCTTATTGCTACGGCCCGAGCGACCATAGCGGGCGTGAAGCAGGCAATTGCCCTTGGCAAAGATGCCTCGGAACTGTTCCACCAATTCTTTGATGCCAAAGATGCGGTAATGAAGGAGAAGGCCAATCCGAGTAAGAAGGCTTTTCAGTCAGTCAACTCGCAAGCCATGCAATTTATCCAGCTTGCCGAGGAGATGCAGCAGATTGAGGAGGAGATCAAGATTTCCTTCATGCGCCGGGGTAAGACAAACTTGTGGATGGACTTCCTGCGGGAGCGCAATCGCATCGTGGCACAGAACAAGGCAGACGAGATAGAGGCTGAAAAGATAGCCGACAAACGCAGGAAAGAAATCGCAGACACTATTGAAATGGTGTTGATGATGGTGGCCGCCGCTGGTCTGGTGACCTTGGTGGCCTGGGGCACGATGGAATATGTGGATTTCATGCGGAGATGATATGGATGAACTACTCGGAATTCTTAGGGGACTTGCTCCTGCTGTTGCAACTGCTGTTGGCGGGCCTCTTGGTGGCCTCGCTATTACCGCCCTTGCTAGTAAGTTTGGCGTGGCTGATGACGTGGCTGCGGTCGCCAAAGCTATTGCAGGAGACCCAGATGCGGCGACCAAACTGGCTGAAATAGACTTACGCCAGTTTCAGGCTGAGAGTGCAGATCGAGATAGCGCCCGTCAACGTGAATCAGCAGTGGCAGCCGCTGGTGGAAGCCACTTAGCCCAGATGGTGGTGCCAATCCTCGCGCTGGGCACCGTTAGCCTAACCTTTGTGTTCATTGGCATCCTGCTATTCAAAGTGATTGACACCGCCCAGCAGCAACTGGTGATCTTTGCCCTTGGCTATGCTACCGCTGCCGCCCAGCAGGTTTTGTCTTATTACTTTGGTTCCAGCAAGTCCAGCCAAGACAAAACCACCGCATTGCAAAAGGCGCTGAAATGAAATCGAACTTTGAAGATTGTTTAGCTCGTGTGCTGGCATCCGAGGGGGGCTTTGTAAACCACAAGTCTGACCCAGGTGGCATGACCAATCTAGGCTGCACCAAGGCTGTCTGGGAGGAGTTTGTAGGCCACCCGGTGTCCGAGGCTAATATGCGCGCCCTGACACCCGATATGGTAGCCCCTCTGTATAAGCGCAAGTATTGGGACAAGGTGTCTGGCGACCAACTGCCAAAGGGGCTGGACTACGCTGTGTTCGATGCTGCTATCAACAGTGGGCCTGGAAGGGCTGCAAAGTGGCTGCAAGAGGTCGCAGGAGTCCCAGCAGATGGTTCTATCGGCAAACAGACTTTGGCTGCTGTAGACGCATTCAGTCCACTGGAGATCATTGCCCACTACAACGACAAGCGGCTTCAGTTTCTTGAGTCGCTACCGACTTGGCCCACCTTTGGTAAGGGTTGGGGCAACCGGGTTTCCCATGTTCAGTCCGTTGCCAGTATGCTTGCGTAACTCGACCATAGCGTCTTTGAGATCACCCCGAAGCTGCATGATGGCGTCCTGCTGTTGCTGCATACGAAGGTAGGAATCCTTGGCAAAGTTAGCCAGGTTCTCATTGCTCCAAGCGGCAAAGTTCGGTATGTCGTTCACTTCTGATCCTCCTTCTTCATGTTTCGTTTTGGTAGCGGTAGCCAGCCCAAGCACCAGTCGCGGTGCCATAGGCCGGTGGTGCAAATGCCGCCACGGGTAAGCAGCAGCAGCTTTACATTTTCTGGGGCGGGCTGGTCGCCAGCGTGTGGGTACAGGAACTCCGCGCCCCCGGCTAGGTAATCGGTCATTTGAATAGCCACATATTAAATAAAATACCGTTAATGACAACAGACGTAATTGCAATTACGTGGACAGTAATAGTGCTCATGTGTTCCCCCTTTCTCTGATTGATTCCGCTGCCAGTTTCGGCGTAAAACCACATATCATGCAACCGCCTTTGTCATTCTGTGCAAACGGTATTAATGCGGGCGCTCCTTCAAACATTTGTGCTATTGCCTCACGCTCGTCGGCGCGGATGAGGTCGGTAAAATGAGACAGTGTTGAATCTGTTCTGTCACCATCGTACAAGGATTGTTCCCAAAGCTCGTTGTCTCGTTTGTTCATGTGTTCTTCTCCTTGAGTTTGGCTTCAATGGCTTGACCATATTCATTCCATTTGTGGTGCAACGTCACAAGTTCACTACGCTCATCTTCCGTCAGCCCTACCCACGGGCGCTGTTGTGGGGTGGTGTAAAGCTTTGTGCCATTAGGTACGGCGATATGAAATTTGCAGAACCCAATTTCTCCAGCAACGTGATTTGCTGCCGAGGTTGCCACCGGCTCCTGCTCTGGCTGTGCCAAGGCTTCTTTGATGGCGGTGATGGCTTTGTCAATCACATCATCTTCATACGCTGTAGTCTCGGCGTAAAGGTATGTCAGCGCCTCAAGCGCCAGCTTCAATGCTTCTTCCATCAGAACCCCCTGCGCTTGATGTGTGAGTGGTCAGAGCCGGGGCGCTGGTAGGCGCTGTGGTCTGGCTTGTAGACTGGCTGTAACCACACGCTTAGTTCTGGTGCTGGCACAAGGCTAGGATCACGCTTCGTGGGCACGTATCCCCGGCGTACTTTGACCTGACCTAAGTCACCCGAGGTCTGGGCAAAGGTGCCAAGACCCACGGACTTGTTGACTTTCATAAAGTTGGGGTTGCCTGCTACGAGTTTCAAAATGGTGCCTCATCATGGTTATCAGGGTTAAACTTTACCGGCGCTTCTTTAGCGGGTATCGGTGTGGGGAATGGTGGGAAGGGCCAAGTCATTTCTTTGTCCTGTTAGGTCGGTGCTGGGGCATCTGTGCATCTGCATTAGCAATCGAGTAAATCTCGACTGTGGTGATCTTGAAGAAACACTTGATGCACTTGCGTTTGCGGTAAGTGTTGTCCTCGGTATCACGGGTAACGGTGACAATCATCTTGGGGGTGTTGCACTGTGGGCAGTTCATGTGCGATACCAGATGTATCCGAACAACATGCACATGCTAGTGATGACGCCGACAATAACGGCAAGGGTTATGAATCCCTCCATTACGTCCATGAATACGCTACGGTATTCAAGGTCGCAGTTGCAAGTGCGGCCTTGGTCGCAGTTTTGATTGCAGCTCATGCTTTCTCCTTCAAGTAAGACTCAAGGCGCTTGATACGAGCATCGTTGTAGGCCACGACAGACTTGGCGTAGTCCACTGCTGTCTCGGCCTCCAGCTTGGCAAGGTGAGCCAGCGCCAGTTCTTGAGTAACCATCTCCAGCGGGGTGCGCTGGCGCATACGTTCTTTGATGTAGTTAAGCATGTTGTTCCTTTACGTTTCGTTGTCTAGCAATTTGCTAGAAGGGAATTGTATCCCAAATCCAGTCAACGCAATCAGCTTTTTTGTGAATCCAGTCATCTGGCGGTCTGGCATCAAACTTTTTGCAGGATCCACCATTGAAGTTGGTGCAAGACATACAACTGGTGTTAATGGACTCAAGGTCACTCAATTGCTTCTGCAAGTGCGTCTTGATAGCGTTCAGTTCTACTAAATTCATGTTGTGTGATCTCCGTAAATTTGCCATTTCGGCGTGTTGCGATGCGGGCTGGTGATTTCAGTTTCATGCCGGTTTCAATCCATTCAACCAACTGATCAGATGTGCCTGGCGTATGGTTGTAGTTGTCGGGCTTGACTGTTTGAAACCATTGGTGGGCTTTGTTTTCAGCGTATCCACCATGATCAAAACATTGCCAACTTGATGCAACGCGAAGCAAGCCATCGTAGTAGTCAACCCTCACGCTGTCGGGCTTGCCTGGCTTGCTGTGCAGCTTGTAGTCCACCCGGCTGACATCGTGCCAGGTCACAGTCGCCACCATCTGGGCAGACAGCAGCGCGGCATACGACACCTTGGCGTCCTGCGGCTTGACCACTTCTTCGCGGATCACAGCGCCACAAGATGCGCAGATCAGTGCTGATGCAGTGTTGCGGTCACCGCAGGCTGGGCAGATGCTAAATGGTGCCTCCTGCGGCCCGCCAGTGCGCTTTGCTCGACCTTTGATGATGTCCACCGGCCCAAGGCGCTCCACGGTGTCGGTAAAATCCAGCACCAAGCAATCTTCCTTGCCGTCAGCAATGCGACAACCTCGGCCCATGCCTTGAACGTACAACACCGGCGACTTGGTTGGCCTGCACCAGATGATGCAGTCAACGTCAGGCACATCAAACCCGACTGACAGCGCCAGCACGGTAACCAGGCAGTGGATCTCGCCAGATCGGAAGTCGCGGATGTATTGTTCGCGCTCAAGGGCCGGTGTCTCACCACAGACCACCTCGCTGACAATGCCAAGGTTGCACAGCTTGTCGGCTAGGCTTTCAGCGTTGGCAACGCTTGGTGTGAATGCAATCCACTTGCGGCGGTCTGCTGCTAACTTGCTGGCTTCTGCGGCGACCTCAGACAGGTAACCTTCCACAACATCAGACAGTTCTCCGACCTTGTAATCGCCATTACTGATGCCAACGGTACTAGCGTCAATCCGAGTGTGCATCTGTACCGTAGGCGGTACTAGCGGCGCGATAAATCCTTGGTCAAGCAGTTCACGCATGGTGACGTTTGACGCAATGCCGGTAAACAACGGATCTTCGCCGTCAGTCAGCCAGACTTGATTGCCACGGAACGGTGTAGCCGTCATGCCCACTGTGCGGAACTGGCAGATCTGGGCCAGCTTGGCAAGGAAGGTGCGATACATGCCAGCGTCGGAAGCCTTGGTGCTGACAAGATGGGCTTCATCAATTACCACCACCTTGATGTTGCCCAGCAGATGGGCGCTTTTGTAAATGCTGCCAATGGTGGCAACAATCACATCGGCGTGGTGCTGCTTCTTGCCTAAGCTGGCGCTGACAAACCCGACATGGATGTCGTCGGGCAACAGCGCAGTCAGCTTGGCGGCATTCTGCTCGGCTAGTTCTTTTGATGGAACCAGCACCACAGTGCGGGGTCGGTAGTCGGGCCACTGATCCCACATCTGGCGCACGATTTCAGCGCAGATTACCGACTTGCCAGCGGCGGTAGGCAACACCAAAAGAGGAATGTCGGCATCCTCTTGGTGCTTTGTCCACCAAGCAAACAGGTCAGTGACTGACCGTGCCTGATAATCACGCAGGATCACGGCTGCGCTCCTTCAACATGGCGTCTGCAATCTTGTAGGATTCTGATGCCAGCGTAGGTTGATGAGTAGCGCCAGCGGTCAGCTTGCCTTGCATAGCCATGATGGCTATGAAGTCACGCAGGTTCATCTCATGCAATGGTATTGGGATCATACAAATTTACCTCCGTGCTGCAATCGCAGCGATGTTGCAACGATGTCAGTCAGTGCGGTCTTGTCCTTGCAAGCATGGATCTCTGAACTGGACAGGTAGGTTGAGTTAGCGCCTGGGTCGCCGTTCACAAATTGCTTGTCGCCCATCTGGTACATGATCGCGGTATCAACCATGTCCACCGGCTGCGCAAACTTCTCCAGCAAGATTGGGATGTAGCGGTGTTGCTCACAACCAACACGCTGGGTGTCAATGGTAATGTCCTTCTGGCGCGATGCACAACTCCAGCGGGCCATAGCACCTTCCATCTCTGGCGTGGCGTGTGCACATGACCGGCAGGTTGATGCAGGTACGTCGGTGCCGTGGCAGATGCTGTGGTAGTCGCAGAACTTGCATTCGTACCATGTTGGATCGTTACTGATGCCTACGGGCGGCTCGGATGATTCAATCACCTTAATGGCCTTGTCAACAAGCGCATTAGCTTCGTCTTTGTTGTACTCCATGCGCTCGGTGTAAATGTCGTCGTTGTCCTTGTTGACGACAATGTAGAAAGCGCGGGTGCAGCCATCTTCTTTGAACTGGGCAATGCTCCAGTGCATGTAAATCATCATCTGCGCGTAATGTTCAGGCTTGGCCTTCTTAACTCCATCTTTCTGCATGACCTTAAACATTTTGTCGCTGGCAGTTTTGATCTCCAAGATGTGCGGCGTCTTGGGTGCCTGTGGCAAATTAGTAATGATGCCGTCGGCGTTTCCACGAAAGTGGCCGTTCGTGTGAGGCTCGTTCCAGTTCCATTGTTTGCCGGTGCTTGGATCCATGTCGTACACCACACAGCCAATGGCTTGCAAATCGGCGTAAACGCGGGGCTCTTGCAGGTGGCCGGACTGGAACACACGGTGGATGCGGCCAGGGAACTCTGCTGGCTTTGACCAGCGGAATGAGTACCAATGCTGGCGCAAGCAGGGCTTACCAATTGCGCTGGCACCGAGGTAAGGTCGCTGTGGCTCGGCACCAAACTTTGCCTTGTAACTGGCAAAGATGGCGTCGGCCACAGGATCCACAACTGAGGGTGGAAGTGCGGCCATGATTAGCTGCGCTTTGCCCAAGCGGGTGCTTTGCTCGCAGCAGCCGGTGCGGCAGCCGGTGCGGAATATGACTCAAATGCTGGGCCTTGGACTGGTGCCAAGAATGCAGGCACAGAACCACCGGCAGACTCATAGCCCTTGATGTTGTTGCTTGCCTGGTACTGGCCTTGTGCCTCACGCACCACCACACGAACGTGGACTGGCTTGTGGTGCAGCGCGGCAGTGTCTTGCAGCTTAATCACGTTGACGGCATGGCACAGTGCTGACAGTTGGGACTGGGCAATGCGCTGGGTTTCCTCGTTCTCATGCTGGATGTTCAGGTTCTCCCAGATGCGGCGACCTTTGTGCTGGCCGTCAATGATCTCAAAAGTGAGTTTGAGGCCAGTGCCTTTGCCAGACTTCAGCGGTGCAACGTCAGACTCAATGATCTGGGTGAGGTAAGTGCCAGCGGGCACAGGGCCGGTGGATGCTTGGGGGGCGACGGTAGATGCGTCAAAGTGGAATTGAGCCATGTGGTTCTTTCAAAAGTTAAGGTAACGAACTGGTGTGATCAAGACTGCGCCACAGTTAGCGCAGCTTGAAATGCCGCCCAGTCAAGCGGCATATTGGTGAGGCCAAAGCGGTTACCACCGCAGTGTGCTGGGTGAGGTTCAACGTGCAGGATGCGCTCACCTGTGGTGGTTGCCTTGGTTTCCTTGTTGCCAAAGCCAGCGTCGGTCTTGCTGGTGAAGATGCGGTAGCCAGCGTAGCCAATGACATCAGCCCATTCGGACACCAAGGCACCGGCGCGGTCATGCAGCTTGAGAACGTGGCTGTCAAAGCCTTCTGTCAACGGATCTTCAATGCGCTTAATCTTGTCGTGGGCTATCAAAATGATACCCATGCCCTTGGCTTCGCGCAGAACTTCCAAGCCAGACAGCAGGTTGCGCCATTCTTCGGCGGCTGCAACGTAACCCTTGCCAAAGCCAGGCTGCTCAATGTTCTTCCAGTTGTTTTGCTTGCACACATGGTCTTGAACCATAGGCTCCAGCCAGTCAAGCGAATCAATGAACAAGGTCTGGAAGTCATGCTGCTCGTTAATCAGCGTGTCAATGGCTGAGTACACATCACCCAAGGTAGTAGCCAATGGGAATGCGTTGGCGTTGACCATATCAGCGCCGTCTTCGGTCAGGATGCCAATGGCGTTGGGTGCCATAGCAGCAAAGGTGGTCTTACCAATCTTTCCCTGGCCGACCACAACGATTTTGGGGCTGCGGATGCGGCGGGTCTTGGAGATGGATGCGAGGTTAAATGCCATGTTAGTCTTTCAGTTCGATTGAGGGTTTTGCAGGTTTGCTAGTGATGAACTCTGCTGCTTGGGCGTAAGCAGTAGCGTCCAAATCTTGTAGCGCACGGAGGTGGGTTAGATCTACGTCAGCTTTCCACCGGAATGCGCGCTGTGCGTTCTTGGACAGGCCGTCCCAAGCGTCCTGCACCTTGGAGGTGTCCACGGTGCGGTTCAGCTTCCAAGTAATCTTGAATTCTTCGTCGTTGTGGGTGCCTTCGCCGCCATCAGGCTTGGCAAACTGAGTTTCAATCAGTCCCTCCAGTCGGATGCGTTCGTTTTTGCAGGCAAGTTCGTCGGCCTTAACGGCGCGTAGGGCAAGGATAAGGTCGTTAATCATCTTGGTTCTCCAGTTCGATTAGGGCTAAGTTTTCAATTTCCACCGCGATGTTTTCCAGCAACAGGTGGGCAATGTCTACGTTGTGCACGTAGGCGCTTTGCAGGGTAAGCAGCAAGTCGTTGCCGGGTTCAGATTCTGTTTCCCGTTCGGCAGGCTCGTATTCAAAGTGGCAGACCAGCCAGACACCTTCAATAAAGATGTTGAACTCGGCCATGCCATCTGGGCAGGGTGGGGCAAGGCACTTGTTGGTCATAGCGGCCACCCGTAGACCAAGACTGCTGCGAGGGCTACGCCAATGGCGGTAGCAAGAAGGATGTCGTAAAGTTTGTTCATGTTTTGCTTTCGTTTTGTTGGGTGGGGTACTCGCTGCACGGGTCGGTTACCGATTTGTCTCTTTACCGCATCCGCTTTCCCCCGTAATCTTGGGGGCCGTAGCCCCAATGTGATTTAGTATTGAACTCGGCCATCAACGTAAACAACTACGTTTTTGCCGCTTGGCAGGTGTACGTTACAAGATACCGCGCCTGCCTCGGCTTGCAGGTAGCGAATTACGGAAGCGATTAGTTGAGAATCGGTCATCTGATTTCCTTTCGGCCTTTCGGCGTGATGCCAAGAACAATTTCGTTGGCATGGCTAGATTCTAGCGCATTGCTAGAGTCGGTCAACAACTATTTGCAAAAAAAGTTCAACTTAAAACCCTAATAGGGTAAACCCTTAGTCAAATAAGTTGTACCAGCACTATAGCACTCTGCTAGACTCTGCGGCCTATGAACACACAAATCACACCAGAGGAGCGCCGACGCCTAGCGGAAAAAGTCGGCATGAATGAGCAATACATCTACCAGTGCCTCACCGGCAGGCGTGAGATGTCAGCAGCAGAGGCTGTGCGGGTAGAGCAGGCTAGTGAGGGTGCGGTGACACGCAAGATGGTCTGTACTTCTAGCTGGGCTGACATTTGGCCTGAACTGATTGGAGCCAGTGTATGAGCAACCTATCTAGCATCTTCCCCAACGGCTTCGCGGTAGCTACTGAGAGCCAAGATTTGGTGAACCCGGAAGGGGCGTTTCGGGCGCACTGTGAGGCCAGTGGCCTGTTGATCAAGGAGATCATTGCTGATGGCGAGATCCATCGGGTGTCTCACATTTCCAGCAAGAAGGGTGCGTTGGATGGTTGGTACATCCTGCATACCAGCGGTAAGGTGCCTGTGGGCATTGCTGGCTGCTGGAAGGAGCCTACCTTTGAGGCCAAGTGGGTGGCTGACACTGGGCGGGCCATGAACTTCACTGAACGGTTTGAGCATGATAAGTGGATGAATGACCTCAAAACCAAGAAGGATGCTGACAGGATAGCCAGCCAGGCGGTGGCTGCGGAGCGCGCAGAGGATGAGGTGGGCACCTATGCGGATGCGAGCGCTGACCATCCTTATCTGGTTCGGAAGCACATTGAGCCACATGGCGTGAAGATTGACCGTGCCGGGCGGCTGGTGGTGCCAGTAATTGACCAGCATGGTGAGATCCTGTCGTACCAGACCATTGATGCAGAGGGTAACAAGCGGTTCTTGAAGGGCGGCAAGATTGAAGGTGGGTTCTTTGAGTTGCGTGGTAACCGCAAGATCATCTTCATTGGTGAGGGTTTCGCAACCTGCGCATCAATCCATGAGGCAACGGGGTACACGGTCATGGTGGCGTTTGATTGTGGGAACCTGGCTAAGGTAGCCAAGGCGGCGAAAGAGATGTTCCCAGGCAGTCGCATTGTGATTGGCGCGGATAATGACCAGTTCACAGATGGCAATCCTGGCGTGACCAAGGGCAGGGCAGCAGCGGCTTTGGTCTTTGGCGAGATTGTCTATCCTAGCTTCAGCGAATCTGACATGACTGACAACAAACCAACGGACTTTAACGACCTGCACTGTCTGCAAGGTCTGGATGCTGTCAAAGACCAGATTGAGCGCGTGGCCGGGCCGGTACGGGAGAAGCTGGCATTTGAGTTTTCGCGGGCTGACAGCCTACAGTTGACAGAAATCAAGTGGGTCGTGGATGACTACATTGAGGCTGACTCATTGGCGCAGGTGTTTGGTGACCCAGGCGGCGGCAAGTCGTTTGTTTCCATTGACATTGCCTGCTGCGTAGCAACCGGCACCAGTTGGCATGGGCATGAGGTGCAGAAGGGCGCAGTGTTCTATATTGCCGGTGAGGGGCACAACGGACTGGCAAGAAGGTTCAAGGGTTGGGAACTGGGCAACGGTGTAGCCCTGACCGGCGCACCGTTGTTTAAAAGCCACAGGGCGGCTCAGTTGTATGACGCGACAGAGGCTGCGCTGGTGGCACAGTCCATCAAAACGTTGAGCGCCGAGTGTGGGCACATCCCATCCATGATCGTGATTGACACCTTGGCTCGGAACATGGGCGGGGATGAGAACTCGACTCAGGACATGAATTCGTTTATCCAGCACCTTGATACCTACCTGCGGCAGGACTACAAGTGCTGCGTTCTGGTGGTGCACCACAGCGGAGCGATGGACAAAGACCGCAGCCGGGGAAGTACGGCATTGAAAGGTGCGCTGGATGCTGAGTACAAGTGCCAGTTGGACTCGGGCTCCAAGACCATCCAGTTTGAGAGCAAGAAGATGAAGGATGCCGAGATGCCACCGGCCAAGAACTTCCAGATCACGCAGGTGGATCTGCCAATCATGGATAAGCACAACCTGCCAGTTAAGGGTGCATACCTGACCAGCGTGGACATTAGCGGGCTGGTGAGCAGTGTTCAGAAGAAGACCTACCTGTCGCCAAACCAGAAGAAGGTGATGGAGTGTTTGGTCATGTTGGAGGTTAAGCGTTTGCAAGATCAGCAGTCAGGGCCAGTCAGCCATGACGAACTGCGGGAATCAGCCAAAGGGCATGGCATTGCCAACAATAGATTGTGGGAAGCACTCAAGAGTTTGACCACCAAGAACTTGGTTGTTGAGATGAATGATGGATATAAGAGCGTTCCGAAACCAGCCGAGGTACTAGCGGAGTGACTGATTTGCATCCGGAAGTATCCGAAAGTATCCGAATCCGGATGATCCGGATAATAAGGATTCCATCCGGATTAGGATCCGGATCCATCCGAAACCATCCGGATCCATCCGGGTTCCCACCCTTCCAATCATCCGAATCCTTCCTCCTGTGTCTATAGACACAGGAAGGATCCGGATGGAAAGTGGGCCGGATGATCCGGATCCGGATGGGAGGTCAGGGAAGGTGGGGGAAACGGGGAAGTGGGAGGTTTGCAGGTGTTTGTAAGTTTGTGTAAGGTTTGGGGGCAAATATGATTGAGGTGCAGATAGACATGAAGATTGTTAGTGTGGCTAACATCAGGATGCACTGGGCTGTAAAAGCCAAGTTGACGAAGGGACAGCGCCAGAAGGCGTTCAATGCGTTATGTGCTGTTGGTGCACCTATGCCCTTGCCTTGCACGATTGTGTTGACTAGGGTGGCTCCTAGGGGCTTGGATGGGGATAATCTGCAATCAGCGTTTAAGGCGACGAGGGATGGGGTGGCTGATTGGCTAGGTGTGGATGATGGGGATCAGCGGTTGGACTGGCAGTATCGCCAGCGCAAGGGTGCGGCGAAGGTTTATGCTGTGGAGATTGAGGTGATATGAGGGTTATGCAGGAATTGCATGGCTATGTTCTGGTTGCGACAGATTGTTCTGGATGCGACGGCGTGTTGTAAATGCGACTGGGTTTATGGGGGGGGGGTCGCATTTTGAACACATTCTTTTAAATTACGCATACGCGCATGGGAAAAATCAAAGTGAAAACACTGGCTGAAAAGACTACGGTAACTGGCGCTGTTATGGGGCGACCACCGAAATGGCCGATAGGAGATCCAATCTGGCAGCAGATTGTTGACAAGGTTTCAGCGGGCAAAAGCGTATCAACAGTGCTGCGCGAGCCTGGCTATCCAACGTGGACTAGCTTCCAATCAATGCTGGCTAGTGATGACCGGCTTCGCACTGCCTACGACAAGGCCGTCCAAGACCGTGCAGACCGCATGGCTGACGAGATACTGGAGTTGTCTGACGAGCAGATGCCGGAAGGCTTGGAAGGCGCTATGGCGTCAGCCTGGGTGCAGCAGAAGCGTATGCAGGTGGATGCTCGCAAGTGGATAGCCAGCAAGCTGAAGCCTCGGACTTACGGTGACCGCATTGACATGACCGTGCGCGATGAGCGCATCAGCGTACTCGATGCGTTGGAGCAGGCGCAGTCAAGGGTAAAGACACTGGTCATTGACAACGTGACTGATGTCACAGTTAAGTAATGTGTACCTGTGGATAACTCTGTCTCTGTCGTCTCTGCTTTATACAACGGGCGTTATGTTAAGTTGATCTAACAGCATGTGGCCTGTGGATAACTGTGCCGCTGGCCGCGCCCGACCCGCCCGCCGCGCCGTGGCCGGGGGGGGGAGGGGCCCAGCGCGAAAGGGCCGCAGTTACGGTGGGCCCACGCACAATTTTATTTTTTTATGATATAAACCGCTAACCCACATTCACCCCATGCCCGCCTACCCCAACGCCCTCATCCAGTCAGCGCCACGGAACAACCTGTTGGCAGCGCAAATGCTTCCAGCGACAGGAGAAGGGTCGTATTTGCGACAGCAGTTCCCCCAGGTGTATGGCTTCCTTGGTGGCCTAGCAGGCACAGCACCAGATGAGATGCAGGGCAGTGCAATGGATCCAAACACCGCAGCGGTAAGGCAGGGTGCATCCTATGGCTACCTACCTGGCTTGGTTGCCAGCAGCGCACCACTGGGTAAGGTTGGAGCAGGCATGGGTATGCTGGCTGGCATGGCCCGAGGCACCCAGAAGTTCGACAACAGTGCGTTGATGGCTAAAAAATTTGACGTGGTTAAGCGCGACGCATCTGAGATTTTTGGCGCTGGCGCGGAAAGGTTCCGTTATACGGATCCAACAAGCGGCGGGATGATTGACGTTCTAAAGCGCCCAGACAATACGGCATCTGTTCTTGGTTTGGAAGTACCGGAGGCGTTTAGGGGTAAAGGCATTGGTGAGAGTTTGCAATCTCAGGTGCTGCAAGATTTTCCAGCCATGATGGGTCAAGTTTCGTCAAAAGCTGCGGCAAAGACTGCATACCGTTTGGGTCGCAGGCCACCAAATCAACCTAATGCAAGTTTGGATGATGTGTTTAAATTGATGGATGAGAATTCGTCGGTTAACTTGGTTTCGCCAAAAATGCAGCAGACGTTTAATCCTGCGCCGACAAGCACATTTGACAACACCGCCTTAACTGGCGCTAAGTTTGTCGCCCCCCAAGACGAAGCCCTGCGCTTGGCGCAACAACGCGCATCTCTGCCACCAGCTCAAGGTGGCCTTGGTTTGCCTGCTGGCAATACACCGGAGCAGAGGGCGGCTGCTATGGGGTTTGATGTGAATACTACAAGATTTCACGGTTCAGACAAAGATATTTATGCGTTTGATCCGGCAAAATTTGGAAAAAATGATCAGGGTTGGTATGGCCGTGGAGTAACAACGGATACTGATCCTGAAATTGCATCAGGATATGCAAATTACAATGAGGCTCAAAATGGACAAGTTGTTTATCCGCTTGTTAGCAGGGGTAAATATATGGAATGGCCAGAAGGTCAATCCCCATTTTCAACGGCTAAAGATTCAATTCAAGGTACAAAGGACATACAAGGATTAGGTTATCAAGGTACGCGGGTAACAAATGATCGTGATTTGTATGGAAATTCACCACAATTTGGCACAGAGCAAGTTACTTTTAATCCAGAAAACATCCGTTCCCGGTTTGCCGCATTTGACCCATTTCGCAAAACCGCAGCCATAGCCGCAGCAGCAGGACTAGCAGCACCCGACCTGTTGGCTGGTCAATCACCACAACAAGCGCCCAAGTTCGACAACAGCGCCCTAATGAAATAAATGCAACTCCCAATCTACAAAGGCGAAGAAGAACAGCGACTGATGGTGGAGCTATGGAGCCCGCAGATCGCTGATGACCTTGAGGCGTTTGTTCTCTACGCCTTTCCTTGGGGCGTCAAGAACACACCATTGGCTAAGTTCAGTGGCCCACGCAAGTGGCAGAGGGAAGTGCTGCGCGATGTGACGGATCACATTAGGGCACAGAAGGGCAAGGTTAACTTTGACACCATTCGGGAGTCAGTATCCAGCGGTCGAGGCATCGGCAAGTCTGCGCTTGTCAGTTGGCTGGTTCTCTGGATGTTGACCACCCGGATTGGTGGCTCGGTGATCATCAGTGCAAACAGCGAGAACCAGCTACGCTCAGTCACCTGGGCCGAGCTTACCAAGTGGGCAGCAATGTTGATTAACAGCCACTGGTGGGAGATCAGCGCGACTAAGCTGGTTCCAGCCAAGTGGTTGACCGACCTGGTTGAAAAAGACCTGAAGAAGGGCACCCGCTACTGGGCCTGCGAGGGTAAGCTGTGGTCGGAAGAAAACCCCGACTCTTACGCTGGTGTGCACAATCAGGACGGCATGATGCTGATCTTTGATGAGTCCAGCGGTATTCCGGATCCCATCTGGGACGTTGGCGCTGGCTTCTTTACGGAGAACACGCCGGATCGGTACTGGTTTGCCTTCTCCAACCCACGGCGCAATACTGGGTACTTCTTTGAGACTTTCAACGCCAAGCGCGCCTTTTGGAAGTCCCGCACGGTGGACGCTCGCACGGTGGAAGACACCGACAAGGCAATCTACGAGCAGATCATTGCCGAGTATGGCGAAGACTCGACCCAGGCCAAGGTTGAGGTCTATGGTGAGTTCCCGTCTGCCGGTGAGGATCAGTTTATTGGCTCAATGCTGGTGGACGACGCCATGAAGCGCCCGAAGTACAAGGACATGACCGCGCCTATCATCCTTGGTGTGGATCCTGCCCGTGGTGGTGCCGACGCGACGGTAATTGCGGTGCGACAGGGCCGCGACATCGTGGCAATCAAACGGTATCAGGGTGAGGACACCATGACGATTGTTGGCCGAGTCATTGAGGCTATTGAAGAATTCAAGCCAATGATGACCGTGATTGACGAGGGTGGCTTGGGTTATGGCATCCTTGACCGGCTGACTGAGCAACGGTACAAGGTCAGAGGCGTTAACTTTGGCAATAAGGCCAAACATTCCATAGCTTTTGGCAACAAACGCGCCGAAATGTGGAATGATATGAGGAACTGGTTAAAATCTGCTAGTATTCCGCAAGACAGGCAACTGAAAGCCGACCTGACAGGGCCGACAAAGAAGCCTAATTCTTCTGGTACTATCTTTCTGGAAGGCAAGAAGGAAATGAAAGCTCGTGGTTTGGCTTCGCCTGATGCGGCTGACGCTATTTGCGTGACCTTTGCATTTCCCGTGGCCCATAGAGAGTACAAAGAAAATACCCGTACACTGCGAGTCCAAGATCGCGGCGCAGTTTCAACTGGATGGATGGGAAGCTAATATGGCAAACACTAAACCAATCGGCGTAGCTTACGAAGATCAAAACATCATTGGCGCGGATACGGTTAATGCAAATGTGGTCTACGCAACATCTCAGTTGGGTTATACCAATGGTGCGTATGGTACGGTGACACAGACTGGCAACAAAGCATCAGCCGTAACATTGAACAAGACTGCTGGCACAATTACCACGACAAATGCTCAAATGGCCCCTAGTGCTAAAGTTGCGTTTGTTGTGAACAACAGCCAAGTGTCTGCGTTGGATACGGTCATTGTGAACATTGCATCTGGTGCTACTGCAACTTTTGCGTACCTTATTGCGGTGGTGACGGTAACTGATGGTGCATTTACAATTAACCTAGACAATGTGTCAAGCAATGCCTACACCGACACGCTCAAGATCAATTTTTCTGTACTTCACGTTCAACCAGCATAAGGACGTATCATGCCGCTGAAGAAGTCACCCACACCCGAAGCCTTCCGTAAGAACGTAAAGGCTGAAGTTGCCGCTGGCAAACCAGTCAAACAGGCCGTTGCGATTGCGTATTCCGTAAAGCGCGCCGCAGCCGCCCCAAAAGGTAAAAAATAATGGACATTACTGGTATCACAGCCGCTGCCGCAGTCGCTGTTGGCGGCTCGGCCAAAGACAAAAGTGATGCCAGCATCCTTGCCGCAGCTCGTTCTCGTCTTGACTTGGCGATGTCTGCGCTCTCTGAGTCGCGTGAAGACGAGAATGATGACCTGAAGTTCTACGCTGGAAGTCCTGACAATTGCTGGCAGTGGCCTGCTGATGTGTTGGCTACCCGTGGCGCTGTGCAGGGTCAAACGATCAATGCGCGCCCCACGTTGACCATCAACAAGCTGCCACAGCACGTTCGTCAGGTCACAAACGACCACCGGCAGAACCGCCCAGGCGCCAAGGTTATTCCGGTTGACGACAACGCCGACATCGAGATTGCCGACATCTATAACGGCATGATCCGGCACATTGAGTACATCTCGGACGCTGATGTCGCCTATGACACCGCCTGCGAGAACCAGGTGGCCTATGGTGAGGGCTATATCCGGCTCCTGACCGAGTATTGCGACGACAACACATTCGACCAAGACATCAAGATTGGCCGGATTCGCAACAGTTTTAGCGTGTACATGGACCCAACCATGCAAGACCCTACTGGCGCTGACGCCAAGTATTGTTTTGTCACGGAAGACCTGACCCGAGATGAGTACGAGCGCATGTACCCCGATTCGGCACCCATTACGACCTTGCAGTCGCTGGGTGTGGGCGACCAGTCCATCAGCAACTGGCTTAACGAAGACACGGTGCGGATTGCTGACTACTACTACATTGATTATGACCGCGCTACGCTGAACTTGTATCCCGGCAACGCTACGGCCTTTGCCGGTACGCCCGAAGACAAGCAGTTGAAGGCGTTTTACGGCAAACCGCTGAAGTCCCGCGAGTCTGACCGCCCAAAGGTCAAGTATTGCAAAATCAACGGCTATGAAATCCTTGAATCCCGCGAGTGGGTGGGCAAGTGGATTCCCGTTATCCGCATTGTGGGCAACGAATTCGAGGTAGATGGCCGTCTGTATGTGTCTGGCTTGGTGCGTAACGCCAAGGATGCACAGCGGATGTACAACTACTGGGTGTCGCAGGAAGCTGAGATGCTGGCTCTGGCCCCCAAGGCTCCGTTTATCGGTTATGGCGGTCAGTTTGAAGGCTACGAAGACAAATGGAAGACCGCTAACACCCAGAATTGGCCTTATTTGGAGGTCAATCCTGACGTTACAGACGGTCAAGGCGGCGTCTTGCCACTACCCATGCGCGCCCAGCCGCCAATGGCCTCCAGCGGGCTTTTGCAGGCCAAAGCGGGTGCTGCTGAAGACATCAAATCGACCACCGGCCAATACAACGCTTCTTTGGGCATGGGCTCCAACGAGCGCTCAGGAAAGGCCATTCTTGCGCGTCAGCGTGAGGGCGATGTCGGGACTTACCACTATGGTGACAACCTTGCCCGTGGTGTTAAACACATAGCGCGTCAACTGATTGACCTAATTCCT